CTTCCCAAGGCATAGATATGGATGAGAATATTTCTTGAACATTTGCTACCATATCTTTAAAAAATTGAACTATTTTGTCGGGTATAGTTTTAAATAAATCTACAATCTTATCACCTAATCCAACTTTTTCTCCATCTTTACCTTCAAATGAAAATAAGCCATTTAACCATGTCCTTATTTTACTGAGTACTCCATCTGGTTCTCCATATATAAATTTACTTAATGACCATCCACCTTCTTCTGTTTCTCCTGCTTTTTTACCCCATGTAAACAAGCCAGAAATATACCCTCGTATTTTCTCAATTATTCCTTCTTTCCCAAATATAAATGTATTTAATGACCATCCACCTTCTTCTGTTTCTCCTGCTTTTTTACCCCACGAAAATAAACCCGTAAACCATGTTTTTACCTTTTCCCATATATCACTTACATAATTTGATAAAGTTGTCCACCCGGCCGCTATTCCTCCCGAAGCCCAAGCTAACTTTTCTGAAAACCATGTTTTAACTTGTGTCCATTTTTCCGATATGTACCCAGAAAGATTTGTCCATCCGGCCGCTATTCCTCCCGAAGCCCATTCCCATTTTTCTTCAAACCATTTCTTAACTTGTGTCCATTTTTCTGATATGAATCCTGTTAAACTTGTCCACGTTGTATCAACACCTAAAAACGTAAATACACTTTTAAACCAACCTACTATATCATCCCAGACTTCTCCTACATAAGTAGAAAGATTTGTCCATCCTTTAGAAATTGCGGCACCATAATCGAATGACCATAATTCTTTAAACCAAGTTACTACTTTGTCCCATGTTTCCGACATGAAGTTCGTAATACCTTGCCATGCCTTTTTGAACCATGTACCAATTTTATCAAAAGCTTTTGCTACTTTCTTTGCCCCAATAAGACCAAGTATTCCTCCGATAGCGGCGCCAACTAATCCTCCAACAAGTGTTCCGATTACAGGAACAACACTTCCAATTCCTGCTCCTATCATTGCCCATTTTCCAGCATTTTTAAACATATTCATAATACTACCATCTGCGTCTCCGGCGAAAAATCCTCCAAGAAAACCAGAAATCTTACTCACACCCCAATCCATAGCATTCATAGCACCATCGAAACCACTCTTGAGTGCCATTACCAATCCTGCAACTATTGCAGCCGGCCCCATAAATTTCATTAAGGTGGGCCCCAATAATGCTGTAAACTTCATTCCGATTCCTGCAAATGCTGTTTTAACTCCTGCAAATATAGTTGTGCCTAATGTGGCCAACATTTTCATTATTCCACCTTTTGCAAATAGACCACCTAATGATAATCCTTTTAATCCTTTAAATGCAAGTCTTTGGCTAAAGAAATCCATGAGACCACTCATGAATCCGCCACTTTCTTCATTTTTTTGTTCATCTTGCCAATTTGTAACTAAAACATCTTGTACAACAGCCTTTTCTTTTCCAGCTCTTGCTTCCTCTTTTCTTGCTTCCAGTTCAGCTTTGGCTACCGTCTCTTGTGATTGTAATGATGACCTACTTTGATTAACTAATGTATTAGTCAAAACAGCAATATTACTCAAATAACTGTTCGTATTTAGACCAGTAGAATGAGATGTTTCACCTATCTGGTCTGTGGTAATATTCAACTTAGTCAGATTATTAGTAATATCATCAAGCTTGCGGTTTTCCGCCTTTTTAGAATCTTCTGATTCGGCCATTTATCTTCCTTGTTTAGCTTTTTGGTTTTGTCTTTCTATTCTTTCGTTTTCTTCTTTTAACCATTGTTGTAATAATAATACATATACTTGTCTTTCAAACGGAACCATATTTTCAATATCAGAAAGACTCCACTTATGATGCTGAATCATGGCGAAGTTTGTTTGAAAATGATTCGCCAGGGAGTCATGACTCAGCGCTATCCGAAAAAAGCGTCAAGCCCCTGTAACATTACTGGTGCCGTTTTTTCACATTTAGGACATATCCATGTAATTTCTTTATTTAATTTGGGCATATCTTCAAAGAAATTTCTAACCTTAATAAATTGTTCAGAATTAAGTGATTCAATAAAATCATTTAATTCTTTTTTGGTAGCATCTCTTGTTTTAAATATTTCTTCACCTTCCCAAATATACTCAATAGATTCCGTAATTAATTTAAATACTTCATCAGCTGTTGGTTCACCCCCAGTAATATATTTCTGCATTGAATCAAGATCAGGATATTTTAATTTAATCCCAATATCTTCTGTAATATTTATTTTACCATCATTTACAGTAGAAGTATCAACTGTTATTTCACTAACATCAAGATTTACTTCACAAAGTTGTCCGCAGTTTTTTTCTTCACAGTCTATTGATTCTGGTTTTTTTAACTTAATTTGTATTTTATCTCCAACAGATTTTCCTCTAAGCTGAAGGAAAAAATATTCAATATCAAATGGAGCTAAGCTATTGATATCTATTTTACTTTGTGAACATGCTATTAAAACATCTTTTATTGCTTTAGTTACATTTGAGTTTTCACCTTCTAAAGCCATCATTAACATCTTTTCTTCTTTTACAAGAAAAGGTCTGTACTTAATTTTTTTCCCTGTAGAAGGGATTGTCAATTCATAAGTAGGCGTTGCTACTTTTGGTAATGCCATAATAATCTCCTATAATGCATTATAATTAAAAACCTCTATTAGTGGTTCCATCTTTTTGAAAATCTGCTATTCTATTACTTGTATAATTATCAGCTGACCGTTGTCCGGCAGTATCGGCTACCGCACTGCTTATCCAATCTTTATATTGTATTTGAACTTGAAATTCATAAAGTTCATCATTTTCCCAATTAATTTCTGTTTCTTGTAAGGATAGCGGCCAAGCTTCATTTAATCCACAGAAATAATTCTCTTTTCCCACAACAGCAGATTCTGCAGTTTCATTATAATGATATAATCGTATCTCACCCACCATTTTATCATAATATCGCATATTACGCGTGCCTTGAGGTTGTATATAATCTAACCAAATTTCCCAGAATTTCTTCACGGCAAAATCGTTTGTATTATAAAAAGTTAGTGTTATTGGTTCATATACGGCTGCGTATGGTTTCAAAACTTCTATACCATATATTCTGTCTTCTACCGTACTCCACCCCTTTCCGGGAAATTCAGCTGCCTTACATAGAAAAGAAATTACATCTGCTCCAGCAGCATGTAGTGCTGTTGGAGGAGTTATTTGAACCGAGAATTTATTTACTCTAGCTAATCCTCCTTTATTATCTACTTTTTGTAAAAAATCTATAGGATTTAATGACATAGTTTCCTTACGCGTGGATGTTTCTAAATGCGGCAGCACTTTCTGCCCAAACCATTGTTTTATTCATTTTTTTAAATCTTTCTACAGGCAAAAATATAGCAGTTCCCCAATCACTAGGATTAATAGTAACCATTTGTGATTTAATAAACATATTAAGATATCTTTTAATACATGGTTTAGCTCTTTTAAGTTTCGTAAAATTTCCCAAACTAGTATATGTTAAATGTAATCTTGTTGTTTCGTCTAATTCTTTATTATTTGCAAATGCTTGTAATTGATCTAATAATATAGCACGGTCTTTAGGATATAGATAATGAAAATTGATACCTAAAAAACCATCACTATATTTTTCAATTGGTAGAACCAAAGGAAATGTATCATAATAAGGAAGTGTTAATTTATGTTTTGGATTATATACAAAAAAATATAAAGATCCTCGCCTCCAAAATGTAGTTTTTTCTGATTCACTTAAAATTTGTCCGGGTTTTCTTATCCCTCTTAATGAACTTCTTACTACTTGTTGTTTAACTAATTTTCTAAACCACCCACCGGCCGCCTTTGTCCTTACTATTTCAAGACCCGCACGAATAACATTTGTAAACAAGGTTAGTAAAGGAAGGGCCATATTTTTTATCTTTCGTTATTGTTTTTTATACTAAAACTATTTAGTTAAACTGAGAGTATCTTCTGTTATTATACGCCATTCCCATCCTTTAGCTTCACAGAACGATTCGGCCGCCTTAAATTTGGCATTATTGATACCCCAAGTTTTAACTTCTTTAAGATATCGTCTCCTATGCTTTGGGTTTTCTTTTGGTGGCCGGGTCTGTTTTTTTGGTTTGATTTCTACTAAAGATTCACCCTTGAGTGTTTTGACCCAAAAATCAGGATAATATTTATGATATTTGTTGTCAATGGGGGATTTATACGGAATAATAACCTCTTCACTTGACCAAGATAACACTTCAGGTTGCCGATCCAGATAGTTCATAAATTTTAATTCCCAACCGGAACGATAAATAATTTTAGTATGATCCCCTTTGTATTTTTTGTAATTTTGGGGCCGAAATTTTCCTTTGTATGCCATATAAATATATAGATATTAATAATTAAAGTAAGGTAAAAAATTATGTCAACTCCACAACCATTAAATTGGCCCCCCGAACTAGGTACATCTGGAGGTTCTATCATGCATTGGGTTCATTTTCAAGCTCATGCTTTTAAAGGAGATGCTCTTACCACAGATATAGCACTATTTATTCCTCCTGATGCAATGTCCACGGGATATAAATCAGACTATAAAAATTTAGAAATGGGTAGTGGTGGTGCCACGGCATTGCAAGCTGCTCAAGCCGGAAAAGGCACGGCTGGGTTTTCCGAGCTTTGGGACACAGCTGCTGCTTATGCGACAGGTACTTATGGATCAGGGCTTGCCGAAATGGGCGAAAAATTTATACAAAATGCACTGCCAGAACAACTTGCCGCCATGGCATCACGGTCATCGGGTAAAATAGTAAATCCTAATATAGTTTCAGATTATCAAGGTCCCACTTCACAAAGGGAACACAAATTTACTTTTAAAATGATGCCAAAAAGCGAAACAGAATCTAAAACTGTAAGAAACATTGTACGGGGCTTTAAAGTGGCTATGTTACCTTCGGGAGGAGATGCAAACTCACCAACCGCCCCAATTGGTATGTTTGGATATCCAGATCAATGGCAAATAAAATTTACTATAAATGGTAGAGAAGAGGGCGAAGGCGAAGACTCTTCTATATTTAAAATAGGTAAATCAGTATTAACAGATATTGGTTTAGATTATTCTACACAAGATACTGTTGCATTTTATGAGGGCACATCAAATCCCGTAACAACTGAAATGGTATTAACATTTCAAGAAACTGGAATGATGCATCGCACACTTGCTGAAATGGGATTTTAAATAAGGAAACATAAACATGTCAGAATTTTTTTCACATTATCCAAAAATCGCTTATAATATTACAGGTGAAAAAGAACCCTCACGATTAAAGGCCGTTATTGATATTATGAATCGAGCAAAAATTAAAAATGTTCTTCTTAATGATATAGTTCAATTTGAGCCATATTCTGTACCTGAAAATGAAAGACCGGATGTGACTGCACATAAATTTTATGGAGATGTGAAATATACTTGGTTACTTTTTGCTGTAAATGAAATGCATGACCCAATTTGGGATTGGCCATTAGGTACAAGAGAATTTGTTTCTTTTGTAGAAAGAAAATATGGTACTCTTTCAGCTGCTCAACAAGGAATACATCATTATGAACGCGTTCTTAGACAGAGAGTTGAGCAAAAAGGTGAAAAGGATGCTATTCCCGCATATAAAATAAAATGTGATTTTACTACCTATAAAGATTTACCAAACAATGAAAGAGATATTATATATTATTATGAATATGAGGTAGCGTTAAATGAGTCTAAACGAGATATTAACATTTTGAAATCAGAATATGCCGCTATGATATTAGCTGAACATACAACTAAACTTTTATAGAGGATTATTATGTCTGAAGCAGATGATTTTGGTTATTCACAATTTTTCCGCCGAAAATCTAAAACAAGTATTACTATACCTGATGATGGTTCTGCAGCAAAAAGTAAAGATTTATTAGCTCCTAAAGAGGGAGGTGTTGGCCAAACTAATATACCTTGGTTTCCCGGAGATTATGAGATTAAAGCTTGTCAATTATATTCTGCACATAAAACAGGTGGTGGGTTTATAGATTTGAGAAGTACTTTTTCAGCTTTAAATATTTATGAAGATATGTTTTCTTCCGCTTTACAAATGGATATTACAATTGTAGATGGTATGGGTTTTGAGGAATGGTTACCGATTATAGGTGAAGAATCTATTTATTTAGAAATTAAAACAGCAAATTTAGAAGACATGAGTAAATCTGCAGACAAGATTTTATCTGCAGAAGAGGGTCCAGAAGCCAGTTCAGGTGAAAAGCCTCCGGGACCCTTTGTTAATTCTTCTAATGATGGGTTACTCAAATTAAATTTTTCTATATATAAAATATCCGATAAAAAAGAATTAGATTTCCAACAAGGAATGGTAGCTTATACACTGCATGGTGTTTCAAAGGAATATATTGATAATTGTAAACAGAAAGTACAAAGATCCGCTATTAATCCACTCACAAAAGAACCACGAAAAATATCTAATTTTGTACGATCTTTATATAAAGATTTCTTTAAGTGGTCTCCTAAAAAAATATTTATTGAACCTACAAAAAATTTAACTAATTTAATTACACCCAATTTGACACCATTTAAAACTTTTGAATTTTTAGCTTCTAGATCGGTGTCTGCGGGTCAACATGCAGTTGGTTCTAGTTTTGTATTTTTTGAAACTGTTACCGGTTATCATTTTGTTTCTATAGAAACATTGTTCGCGGGAGGTGGAATGGGGTATACTGAACCCGCAGATGATCCTCCGGGGGATAGTCCAAATGAAGGACTATACACTTTTCAAGAAAGTAGAAGTAAAGAATCTTATACATGGTGGCCGAAAAACATGCAAAACCCAGAAACAGACCCTTCTGGCATACAACAAAGAGCCTTGGAAACAATTGCGATAGATCATTATGAATTCACTTCTAATTTTGATGTGTTGGAAAATTTAACAAAAGGAATGTATGCAAATAAATTATTAACACATGATATAGTTAGAATGAAAACAGACTATGTAGATTTTAATTATATTGGAAAATCTGATCAAGGTTCTACTCAAAGTTTTGCAGAAACAAAAGATGGGCCAGCAGGAATGGTTAGTGTTTCTCCAGTCGCTAAAGACAAGAAGAGTTTTGATGATGGGTTTGCCCATTTAGATAAAGGAGATTTGTGTACATGGCAGCAACACGCATTAGGAGCACCTGAAGCACATATAAATTTTTATCCTACAAATTTAGGTCACGATTCAATACCACATTTTAAGAATGGTATTGGCACAAAGCAAGTAAAACATGGTGGAAAGATGGGGCCATTAAATATTGTACCTAATAGAGTTGAACAATGGATGCAACAACGAACTGCTCAACAACAACAACTTAATAATATAAAAGTACTTATTAGGGCACCTGGTCGATCATGTAGAATGGTGGGTGATGTAATAGATATAAAACTACCAACATATGATAAATCCAATAGAGGATCCGACAAGAAATATACAGCGTCAAAAGAACACAAATACTTAAGTGGAAAATATTTAATTACTAAATTACGACACAATTTTACTAGAGATAAGTATACGGTAGAATTTGAGGCAATAAAAGATTCCTTTAAAGAACCATTAAAAGGAACTGTGGCCGGATCATCTGCTATAATGGATGATGGCACAATAAAAATGAGTGAAGATGGAACGCGAGTAATAGGAGGTTTTTAGTATGTCTTATTTTATGGGAAAAGAAGGGTTTGTCTGGTGGCAGGGTGTTGTTGAAGATCGCCACGATCCTCTTTATCTTGGTAGATGTAAGGTTCGAATTTTAGGTTGGAATACAGAAGAAAAGGTACATCAATCTACTGAATCTTTACCTTGGGCGTATCCTGTTCAACCAATTACTTCTGCGGCTCAAACAGCTGTAGGAACTAGTCCGTTGGGTCCCGTAGAAGGCACATGGGTATTAGGGTTTTTCAGGGATGGTGAATCTGCACAAGAACCCATGTTTTTCGGTACATTTGGTGGTATTCCCGAAAGAGATGCAAAGGGTGAAAATTTACAAAAAGGATTTCTTGATCCTCGGCAGCCTGAAGGTGATGCAGATGCTGCGCCGCTGATGGGCCACCCACTTTTCAGAAATGAAATTCATCCCAGACAGTTAAATTTTAATACGCTTAGTAGGTATGCCGGTCAAGCTGTTCCCCGTGAACCTGCTACAATTATACATAATTCTGATCCTGACCCCACACAACATCCACAAGATGTAACAATATCTGAATATGTTAAACTCAAACAAGGCGCAAAAGCTACTACACATGAGGCACATGTAAAAGGTGAATATTCTAATTTTCCTGTAACACAATTAATTAAAGCTCCTTACGCGCAGTCCCCACCCTTTACTGTTAAGGTGGTTGAGAATCCTATAAGGTCTACATTTCCAGATACCGGATTGTCACCTTTAGATAAAAATATTCCAGAATCATTAATTTCTACTACACGAAATTTAAATTATCTTAAAGAACCCACTACTAACAGATTAGCTAGAGGAATGAGAGGTAATACACTTTATACTGATCCGTGGATTTCAGGTATTGTATATGAGAAGGCTGTTAATAGGGAACAAGGACAGGTAAATATTTCATGTGCATCAGGACGTACTTGGTCAGAACCTTATCCTCCTTGGGCGGCATTATATCCATATAACCATGTTCATCAAACGGAGAGTGGTCATATTATTGAAATGGATGATACTCCAGGACACGAAAGGTTACATTGGTATCATCGTACAGGTACTTTTACTGAAATACATCAAGTAGGTATTAAAGTAGATAAAGTAGTTAATAATTATTATAATATTATTTTAGGACATAGATATACACATATTGAAGCGGGTGATTGTAGTACCATTGATGGTAAACAAGAAGTATTTGTTAAAGGACATAAACACGATAAAATAAATGCTTCTTATCTTATTGATATGGGCAAAGGGCCATTTAGACTTAATAATCCCGGTAATGGAATTAATATGTTGGGTCATGATGTGGCTATTGAAGGACAAGATAGACTTAATTTAGGTGCTACCCGTTTTTATCGACATTCTAAATTTGCACACTCACATACAAAAGGTAAACAAATTGATAGAGTTGTTGGGGCATGGAAAATGCATGCTGGCTCTTTAAGTTTTAATACTGATGGCGGTGCAAGTTTACAAGTAGGGCAGGGATTTTCCGTTAATGCTACGGATTCTATAACAGAAACTATTCAAGGATTGATGCCGAGTGCAAAAATGGGATTTGCAAAGAAAACAACTGCTACCCTAGGTCAAATAGGAATAGATTCTTATGATAATGCACTTACAGGTGGTATTATTATGCAATTAGGATTGAATGGTCTTGGTGCAAGTATTTCAATGAAACCTTTAGGAGATATTGATTTAACTTCTAATTTGGGAACAACAGGTATTACGGCAGCCGCATTACTAGGAGACATTTCTTTGGAGACTGTAGCAGGAAGTATTAAAGAAGCTAGTTTATTATCTTCATTTGAATTGACTCCTGATGGTGCTGCAAATATGCAGGGATTACTTGGTGAAGTAAGCGTTAGTAGTGCAGGTAAAGTTAAGGTGAAAGGTTTGATAATTAGTATGAAAGAGGCATTAGATGAGATAATAGATATTATAACAGAGCATACACATCCGAGTGGTTCAGGACCAACGGGACCTCCGATGCCACCAGCACCAATTAAATTAAATTTATTAAAATCAATGAAAATAGGACAAAGTTTCGAATAATGCCATTAGTACCAAGTGTAATAAAATCAGAATTAGGAATGTCTTTTATGCAGCATCCTGCAATACCTTTAACGCCAGGACAAAATATAACAAAAGCATTTAAAAATTATTTGTCTATGTCGATGAATGCAGGAGCACAGAATTTTATTACTGTTGTGCCAGAGCCATTTGGAGTAAACATCGGCCAAATTTTTCAAGGACAATTACCCGTCGGTTTGACTATAGGTCAGGCAATAGGAGCACAATTAACTTCTATGGCAATGACATATCAGAGTACATTTCAGATTGGGCCGCCGGTTACTCCACCAACTCATGTACCTGCGTTAATGAAGTTGTTTACGGAGCAACCAGCTTCAGGAATGGAATTCGGACAAAACCTTGGAGGTGTTTTAGCAGATTGGGTAAAAACTTGGGTAGTAAGTGGAATGCTTCCCGGCACACCACCAGTACCATTTTCGGGACCTTTATCATAGAGAGAAATTATGGCAGGAGCAATACAAAAAGAAATTAATGAAGTTGTAGATGAACTAAACGCCGCGCCCAATAATCATTTACTTGCACGTGAAGGTATTTTAGATTCTATTACCTTAACACGGGAATTTGCTCAAACTATGTTGAATGCTCTTTGTGAAAAGTATGTTTCACCTTCGGGTAGTTATTCGTTACCGCAAATATGTGAGAATCTTGCACTACAAAGGGCTATATGTTATGGTGCTAGACAAATTAAAACCTCATTTAAAAAATTCGTGTTTCCTTCATATGAGGTTGTGAATGGAGCATTGGGTTTA